CAGTCTCCAAGAATTGACTACCTTTGAAGCCCATCAAGATGGTGTTTTCCTTCATGTATGGGTTCTTGTAAACAGTGTATCTGTTGTTGATCTGACCCATCTTCTGTACACCGAAAGCGTAAGAAGCGGCAGTAACATCACCGTTTGAAGTAGAAGCAAATCCAGGAATGCTTTCCAAGATAGTAGCAACTGTAGGACTAACTACGCAGAAGTTAGCACCACCACGCAAAGTTCTTTGGTGGATGATGTTAGACAATTTCTGCATCTTAGTTCCTAAAGTTTGGAACCACTGACCTTGAGTGTTGAAGAAACCAGCGTTTCCGAAATCACCTACTGTAGTTTCAGTTCCTGTAATAGTTCTGTTGTTTACAGCAGACCAGTACTCAGTACCAGCAGCAGCAGACTCGATCAACATATCCAAGATTTCTAAATCGATCTCAAGACTGATGTACTCAGACATTGTAGAAGTCAACTCAGCTTCAGCATCCAAGCTATGGTATGCATTCAAGTCTTGAGCGAATTCAGGAGTCCATTGTGCTTTCAACTTCTTAGTCTTAGCAACAATAGCCTCAGATCTCATAGAAACGTTAATCTGTGGGATAACGATATCAGTAGTAGACTCAGCGTTAGGAACAGCGTAGCTAGCACCTGATTCGAAATCACCTCTTGCATTATCTTTAGTGCTTTTGTTAAATTCAACTAAGAAAGAACCGGATGTTGGAACCTCAGCGGTAGTAGCGCTTACGAAGAAGTTGATTGTTCCGTTTTGTACGTAGTTAAATTCACTCAAGTTATCAGCAGCACTGATTGAACCAGAAGTGATTACAAAACCTCTAACACCTAATTCGTCGAAATCTCCAGATGCTAAATCAGATCCGGTGATTTGAATTTTCTGAATAGATCCGGCAGCTACTGAAGCACTGTAGTTTGAATCGTAGTTAACGTCAGATAGGGTAACAGTAGTACTAGCTACGTTATTTGAAGAAGCAGCAGATTGTGAAAACTGGTTAGAAGAGTAAGTGAAACGACCTGCACCGTATAAACCACCAGTGGCAGTGTTACCGAAGTTAGCAGAAGCATCACCGTAAGTAGAATCACCAGAAGTGAAAGGATTCTTATCAGTTCCGTATTGGAAATCCAAGAAGAATACTAGACCTGAAGGTAAGTTCATTGGCTGTACGCTAACGAATTCCTTAGCAGCGATTTGACCAAATACTTTTCTTACCAAAGGAAGAGCAACACCAGCCCACTGCTCACCAGTACCAGCTGTAAAGCTTGAACCAACGCCAGTTTGAGACTGCTCAACTACCAATTGCTTTGCCTGATTCTCAAGAATCATAGACATGTTATTTTTTTCAACGTCGCTTTTCAAGTCATCCAAAAGACCTGTAGCGTCCCATTTCTTTGCTAATCTAACCGCGTCAGATTGCAAACTCTGCCATGGGTTAGCAGATTCCAATAATTGTTGTACGTTTGACATTTTTATGTACGTTCTAGTTTTTGTTTTACTTTAAGCCTGCAAGTTTTTTAAATCTGTTTACCATGTCGTTAGTCTCCACTACAGGCTGTTTTGGGGATACTCCGACTGCTTTTGATGCGTAACTTTTAGATTCTTTAATAGCTTCTTTCTTAGTAACCATACCTTCTGATAAGGTTTCATAGATAAGCTTAACTTCTTTAACTGTCTCAGCTTTGTCAAAAGTAGTTAATACTTTAACTTTCTGAGTTTCGGTTAAGTTCTTAGCTTTAAAGATTTTGTTTGTGTAAAGTAACTTAGAATTCAAAAGATTAACCTCGTTAAGTTCAGTTTTTAGAATTTCAACGGTTTTAAGAGCTTCTGCTAGATCACCAGCTGCTTTCTTTTCTTTGTAGGCTTTAACAGCTTTAGCGATCATAACCGCAGTTACTGCTCCGGTAGCAATAGCCGTAAATGGTATCATACCAGCTACTACTGTTGCACCTGCCATTCCAATTCCAAACTTGGCGGCAATCATCTTAATAATAGGTAAGAATACTCCGTACCCTTCATTAATTTGACCTTCCTCAAGATCTGCACCTTCGTGAACTTTCTTCTCAAGAT